TGATTATAGGCCTTTGCTATTGGGGGGGGGGGGGTGGAGGGGCTACACGCCCCTACCACGTGCCCTGCCGGTAAGACCGGTGGGGCCCCTTATCCCTTTGGGGGATAAGTCCAGGAAATAAACCTGGATAACCTCCTCCTCACAGTATGTGTCGACTAGGCACATACCAGCATTACGGCCGTCAACAGCCGCACCACACGCGTGAGTTTATCGGGTTACTCACAACCCGTCCACCTACGACCTAGGTGAACTTGCGTCGCACGTATTGCGGAGTAGGGATCTAGTGGTATTTCAAGAGCTCCTCTTCGAAGGAACTCCCAATATGCCACTTGGTCGTCTCGGGCATCCAACCGCTCTCCTTTTTCTTGAAGAGTGGTATAGATGCAATAGCCAAGAACTTCATCACGTTGAAGGTCGTCGTTATGGCGACGCTTTAAGTGACCGTTCGTGGCCTCCGGAGACCAGAAGGATAGCTGACCATATACTACCGTATATGGCAAGCCATCCAATCCCACTCGCTCGTCTACCCGTGAAGTGTACACAAACTTGTCGTATCCGCAGATGCGCCCATAATAAAGGAGCGCATACCGGAATTCCGACATGCCATACTCAAGTATGGATCGGTTTGCGGCACTTGCTAGGGCAGCAGCGAACTCAGGAGAACGATGGTAGTGATTTCGCTTGCACGGACGTGCAGGAACGAAATCGAAGGGGTACAGGAAGGGTGTAACGTCGTGGCCCATAAAGGCCTCGACTCCACACGACTCCCGAAAGGGACCAGTAGAGAAGGATTTCTCCTTGTTTACTTGGAATCCCAATGCCCCTAAGCACCATTCGATACCACGAACCCACGTAGTGGGAACGATGATATCATCTCCATACACCGTATAGAATTCATCTATGGGGTGTACGCTAAGTGCTAACTCCTTTACTTTGTCGAGGACTACTTCGCAAATGGCTGCGAATATGATGCTCTCAACCGGAAAGCAGAGACTTGATCCCATACCGGCAAAAATGCTGGTAGGTATCACTCTACGATCCGGGAGAAGCACATACTCGCTGCGTGTTGCGGATAGCCAGAGACCTAATTCGGTCCCGGCAAATAGATACTCGACAAGCTCTGCAGAAACGGAATCGGAAGCAGCAGAGAGGTCAATGGTCGCAAGCCATCCATGGCTGGACCCCTCTCTGGCTGCTGCTCGATTCTGCCCCTGATTTCTCAAGGGGATGCGAGTCGAGAGATAAGGGTGCCGCTCTATATACTGATATAGGCGGTCCTGCACTCCCTTCTGGCAAAACTGCAGAGTGACTGGCTCAGGCTTAACTGTTCGCAGTGCCTTATAGGTCTTCGGGACGAAAATGAGTCTAGAGGTCAATACCTCTCGCTCATCTCTCCATGAAACAGTATGGAGAGTCGTACCCCAGCCTATGTAGGATGCTAAACAGCCTAGGCCCAAGTATTGGAGGGTGCGGTCGCACTTCTCGGTGTAATACATCGAGTCGTACTTCTGGCGCAGAGTTCTGACACCAGGCTCCGCCACTGCTCCTGGCCCATGATGGGGACGGTAATCGCGGATTGTAAAATCAGCGAACCAGCGGTGTATAACCGCTCTAGTCCTCTCAAGAAGCCATTGTGGAACACCCTCGATCCCCCGCTCTGCTCGCTTCTCGCAATCGAGATACTTCTCAAGGGCGGCCTGTTTAAGGTCGGGCCGAGAGAAGACTGCCTTTCGGCAGTACGAACAGAGTTGAAGGAGGACACGGAAGTCTTCCACGTTGCCCCGTATCGCTGATATGAACCTCTGACGAAAGTCAGGGATATATCGCGACACTCTTGCATCCGCAAGAGTGAGGTCGGAACGCATTAACGCGTCCCGGCCCGAGGCAAGGACCGTAATCCATTCCACCACATCTTTAGCTGAGTCATCTATGGCTCGGCCGAGATATGGCTTCAGGGATGGCAGGTCCAATTTAGTAGTCTCTTTAAGGAGCGCTGACCAAGTTACTAGCAAGCAAGTATATTGCCTGCGATCACTTGGCGACGCGTCTCTCCCCAAGATGCTACACGGATTCGCCACTGTCTTTAGGCGGACCCAATCTACTAACGTCTCGATAGTAGATTGTGACATCGCAATACTCCTTTCTAAGGAATAGAGGAGAGACTATGAGCCTACCCGAGGATGCCTGAGAAGTTATGCGGGCGATTATCGCCATTAAGCCTTAACATATAGTCAAGGTAAGCGTAGTCGTCTGCAGACTCACCCGTGGCCTCCGTTACGGACATACCGAGAAAAGCGCCAAGAGCTCTCGTTAAGAAAGCCTTGCGCTCAGTCTCAGTAAACTCCGTTAAAACGGATTCAGTTACATTAATTGTGACTGTAGCCGGGATGAGCTTCTCGAAG